TTTTTCTTTTATTTAATTTACAGAAACCACGTGAATTTTCTACGTAGTTGGAATGAAGTAAAATAATCCAGCTGGGCCCGGCCTTGTCGGCCAGAGTCTCTGTTTCGCTGACTCATCCCTAATTGGCATTGAATAAACTTCTGCTCTTAATGTCATGAATTCTGGGAATTCACTATCTTTAAGTGCCTCTGTTCTTTCTATCATGCCTGCTCGTTCCATCCATTTTAATGCACTAAACTTTGGTTTAATATGCATCTTATTAACAAGTTTATCCCAAATGTATTCCGTACATTTGTGGAATCTAAGTGAACATCCACATGCAGCCATAGCTAATCCCATCGCTGATGCAGCTAATCTTGTCCAATCTTGATCTCGTTCTGGAAAGAATAAGTGTCTTAACAGATCTTCGTCTGTTCGGTAAGGTAATCCATATCTATTATAATATCCTAAAACAGAAATGCCATCCAAACGTTTTTGGATTATGCTTTTCTTTACATTAAGCTTTGCATTGAAATAATGCAACGCCGCTTCTGATATTTGAACCAAAAAGTTTGGTCCATAGATGTCGAAAACTCGTTCGAAAAAGGTTACCAATGAATCATCACCTTGTATTCTAATCCAGAATCGATCTGAATTAATATTAATTCCAAGTGATTTTAAGCAAGTTAATATCATTATGCAATTTGCAAATGTATCCATTAACTGTGTTTGTTGGTATCCTGATCCAAAGCCATTGTATGTCCATTGAAACAATCTTCCATCCGGTAAAAGGATTGGTGTAAATTTAATGCTCCAACAGGTCCATCTCCATAATCTTTCAATATGTTCAGGATCTTTTGGCTTTCCTTGCGTGTATATTGATGTCGATTGATATTTTGAAAAATCAAAATATGATCTCCAAATATTATGCACAATGTCAATAATTGTGAACAGTAGGCGTCTATCGAATTCAGACCAATCAATACTAAGTACTGTATTTGGTGAACCACGATGGTTAATTTCTTCAGTTAACTTTTTCCAGCCTCCTTTCATAATTTCTCGTCCCCATAATAATCTACCTTCATCATTATTTAAGTATATTCTTTGCATTTGCCAAATAAACATGTTCTCAGCCATTAGTAATAGCTTAGTTGCTCCAAAAACAGCTCTGATCTTATCAGGTTCGTCTTTCGATACTACATGTGATCTAGCATGTAAAGTATTCCAATAATAAGGTATTGGGTCATCATTATCTGTCCAGAATTGTTTTGATCTATATTTAATACCATGTATTAGACTTCGATTATACACAAATATTTCATTATATAAATTATGAAAACTTGGTGAATCATCTTTAATTGTCCCAATTGCTTGTTTATAGTGTAGCCACTCTCTAATTCGAAAGTATTTACCTATTTTATTTTTAAATTTATTCCATCTTTCATCCTTCCAATCATATTCGGTTTGGAATGGTACGAATAGGAAATCATTTAAATTCCATGGTGCTTCAGCACTTGTGGATAATGTCCAAGTATAATACCTTAGATCTGGGTAGGCAATAGGATAAAGTGTCTCGCTTGGTTTAAACATATCTGTAGTGGTTTGTATTGCAGTAATAAAATTATCATCAATTGGTATTGAATGATATGGTTGCTCAGTTAACTCAAAGTTCTTAATTAAAGCTTGATCGCTAAAGTCAGAC